CTTAAAATCTTCGGTATTATCTCACCAGCCTTGCCCACGGAAATAATAGAACCAATTTTAATCTTCATGTCAACTAACCATTTGGCATTATTTGCAGTAGCACGAGAGTTCATTGTGTGGCAAAGACTTATTGGTTCATAGATTACAGTTGGGATGATTTTTCCCTGGCGACTGGTATTCCATTCAATGTCAGTCACAGTTGTGGATTTGATTTGAATAGGAGGTTTCCAAGCAATTGACCAGTTATAAGATGTGTTGTTATGGCCAGCAATGACTCGGCGTTTTTCATCACGGGGCTTGATCATGATGCCGTCAATAGGAAAGATCGTGGACCACTGGTTGTAGGCAGAAAGTAGGTGTTCGAGGAGTTTATCAAGATCGCCAGTGAAGGCATATGGGATTGATAATGGCCCATTGTTATGACTCATAATCCAAACAAGGTCTTGATTTGGAAAAATTTTTCTATTAAGCCAACCAGCAACTACATTACGAGGATTAGCTCCAAAGGTTGGTTTCCAGTTCTTGAATGGAATAATTAGTTCAACTGTTTCTGTATGGGTATGAAGATCAAATTCCATAAGATAAGGTAGGTGATGAGTTATATCCTCACCTTTGATACCGTCACCCTCACGGACAAGCCTTAGGCCTGTAGGAGTTTTACTTAATACTGCTGCACAGCCATCGTATTTGGGTTCCATAATTAATTCTGCTGATCCGAATCGAGTGAAAAAAGGCTTAAGATCATCTATATTAAATGCCTTGTTTGTTCCAAAGATTTGGTGATGATGTACAGTAAGATCAGTAAATAAATCTTGGTTATCAGCAGTGTGATAAAGGAGTTGATTTTTAGGATCAAATGCAAATAATTGTTGCCATAGAATATCATACTCGGTGTCGGTTAAGAATGGCATTCCATTAGCATATGCTTTATTTGCAGCAGTTATTTTTGTTTCAAGTTCCTGAAAGGTTAATTTTTTAATCTTCATTTTATGATCCTTGAAAATTAAACTAAATTAAGAGTTTTATAAACCCTGGTCATGACTGTAAAATGTAAAATTAAATTTTTATTTTGAGCATAAGTATATTCGTCAATGCATCCTGCTGATAAGGACCATTTTGGATGCAGAGCGATATGACTGCATTTAGAAAGCATCAACTTGGTGGCTTTTAAAAATATAACGTCAGAAATCAGACCATCAAAATGTGCTGTGTTTAAGTGAGGACAAATGACAGCGAAACCTTTCAGCCAATAATATTGAGCCATGAGAGAAGCTTCATGAATATTGTTTCGTATGGCAGCAGTTGTAGAAGCTCGGTATGGAGCAGCGATATAAAGAAGTTCCATAGTTGATTTATTCCATTAAATATTTATGAAATTTTTCATTCCAATTAGCATCAACTAACGCATCATGCTCACCCTCTGGGCTATTCATTATGGTAGCTTTCATATCATCTGCTAATTGTTTTAAGTCTTTACAATACATGGGCCAACCTTTAGGCAAGTCAACCATTGCTCCAAACAGCCAACAAAATACAACCCAGTCATAATCAGCATAATAACCCCAAAATTCAGGAGTATCATTGCCGATAAACCTAAGTACTGCTTTTTCAATCATATCTAAAGTACCGAAAACTTCTGTTTTGCCTTCGTTCGTGCTACAATTACAAAACCCTTTGGTGGATTTGATATTCCCATACCATCTGAGTTTCGAAATAATATTATTTTTAACCCAAATAGAAGCCTTTCGCTCATCAAAACAAACAGATTCAGCATAAAATGTCCTGCCATCCTCACACTTAATTCCAATTGAAATTAAATCAATGGTGTTTGGTGCTTCGATAAATTCTGTATCTAAATAATATTTCATTTTATTCTCCAAAATAAATCGGGACCATAGATCTTAATCAATTTATGGCCCCGAAGTTATTAATGTGTGTTCATAAATGAACGGTGAGTCTTGGTGTTACCGGCTTGACGGTTCTGTTTTCTGAATTAATTTTCGTCCCATGTTTTCATCTTCAACAATAGTAACACCAGGGACATAACAAACTGCTTCTGCAATAGAATATGTCAAATCTATATTTCTTTGCTGAGTTGTAACTTGAACTACGCAACCATGACCTACATCCATTGCCTTGGTGCTTTTCATCCAACCTTCTGCTTCACTGGAAGCTTTAAAAAGCAATCTAAAAGCATCACCGTTTCCAATAATACGAATATCTTTTACATTTTTTCTTGCTCCAGAGACTTCTGAATTATGTAATGTTTTAGGCATAAAAATATCTCCTATAATAATTAATCAATTAACCCAAGATTTTTCCAAGCTCGTTCTTAGGCGGATATTCTTGATTTCCATCATCATCAAGACCGTCATTATAAAGAATTTCGGCAGTAAAACTAACGTCTGTGAATTCATTAAGTTCAACTTCACCATCACGATTTAAGCCAATGTTGCCGAGGAAATCCTTAACCATACGCCACATCATTTCGGATTTATCTTCGTCATCTTTTGTGTACTTACCATCATTACCAAACCATATGGTATGCATGATATTGCTTGCCAGGTCTTCGTCAACGATGTCAATGACACAAAGGAGGCCATTTCGACCAGTCTTTTTTGAATTTGTGTCTTGAGCCTTAATGATCCGTAGATCATACTCTCCGGTTTGAACAGGTGCAAGGTCTTTAATTTTTGACAAGTTAGGTATTGCGGACATAATAATAAATCTCCATTTAAAAAGTTAATAAAAAATAATCTTACAATGTTGTTTGAAATTTCTGATATGCTTCGGCGATATGATCCATTGTAATACCACTGGCCTCTTTCATATCAAAAATCCTGGACTTTGCTTCGTACTTGTAACGCTCCCTAAAATTAACGTTAAATTTTCCTCCTTTAGTTTCGAGTAAATATGCTTCATCAAAATCGACTGCGAGAAGCTGACGAAATTGACCATTGACTGACGGATAACGTGCAACTACTTCTTGGTCTTTGCCCATTAAAGTATGTAGATGCACTGTGACAATTACTGTACATGGAAGTTCTTGTAATGCAGCTGTTAGAGTTTGCATCCAGTCAAGAAGTTGTCCCCAATGTGGCCTTGACATACCAAGTTTATTATTTAAAACTTTTCCAATTCCTGATGGAGTTATTTTATTCTTCACACAAATTTCTTTAATCGCTCGAAAATTGGCAGCAGTCAAAGAATCTAAGGTAAGAATACCAGAGTTTTCTGCAAGATAATCAAAAAATCCATTAGCTTCATCTTCTTGGAAAGCTGTCCAAAAATCTGAAAAAGAGTTATCTGAATGTGAAAAATCATCTATAGTGATTGGTGCATTAACTGGACGTTTTTGTTGCATGATAAGTTTATCAATTGTTTTAGCACCACCTTTATCAAACATATAAAAATGAACAGGGCCTTTTGTATATGAGGCAGCAAGTTGAGTTTTACCACAACCACTATTGCCAGCAAAAAGAAATTTGAGATCAAATTTACGATCAGCTGGAACATAAGGATTTTTAGTCTTAGCTCTGGGTGGCTTTGGTTCTGGTTTTTGGATTAATGGCATGGGAATGATCCTTTTATTTTAGTTGTTCGTTAATCTTCTTTTTCATTTCTGCCTCATGGAGTTCGGGATCCCATTCACTGATAACATAACCTTGGGGTGGTTTTTCAAGCCAGAGGAGAGGATTATTGCGGAGCTTACATAAAGTGAAAAAAGAACAGTCTTTGAAAAATGCTGTACAAGCAAGACCAGGGCGTCTATGGAAAGAATTTATCAAATCCTTACGATCTTTATATATGAGTTTATCTTCTTCTAAGATGTCAAGATTCATTAAGATTTCTTTCATATAAAACTTAAGTTCATGAAGAAACTGGTTGCTTGATTGTACTCGTTTATTGATAGGATATCGAATAAAGTCAAAGTCATTTTTTCTCATAATCGAGCTATGATATTCAATCAATGGAATGGAATCATAATACATACGAGCAGCAGTAAGATATCCGATTGTTTGATAAGACATTTCAAAATCACTTCCAGCAGTTTTATATAATGTATTTGTTGACTTGTGATCGATTATTTTAAGATTCTTATTTTTATGAATTGTACGAAGAAGATCAAAGCGACCTATGTAGTTTGGTAAGTCTTCAGAAATGTGAATTGTAAAAGGAGATTCAACTGCCATGATGAAACTTTCTTGCTGGTCAGACTTGAGAAATCGTTTAAAATAAGCATTGTATACGTTGGCTGCATTACCAGGGGATTTGGGAAACACAGTATCTTCGTTTGGCCAATGAGGTTGACCTTCAATATTCCAGAGTAAATTAAATGCATCAACGGCAAGTTTAGTGGCAGTAAGTACATCAAGGTTTGGATTTTCTTTCTCAGCAAGATAGACAACTTCAAAACCATAATGCCAACAAGCACCAAAAACAAGATGGATTGATGGTCTTGGGGATCGAAGATGTAATACGTATTGATAAAGGAATTTTCTTGGACAAGTAATATAAGTACTTAAAGAACTGTAGTCGATCTTTTCTCGGTAATCCATTTTTATGATCCTCAATATTAATTTCGTATGTGGGGCAAGGATTTGCACCCTGCATAAAAGTTTTCAACAATTTGAGTTTTTACCTGTATACTTTGGTTACTTTTAGGATAACTCATAACCTTGCGTCTACCTATTCCGCTACCCACAATTTATTTTATTTGTTATGGGGCAGCAAGAAACCAGGAGGATGATTCTTGCTGCCCAGGGAAAAGTAGATGTTTATGGCAAAAACAGCTACTTTAGAAAACATAACCATCAGAACACTTGACAATCAAGCTGGGTAAGATATGTAAAAACCCTGTTCAGATGGTTATGTTTTTTTAATGTGGAGTGAACTCAACTTCCTCCGGTTCTGTCCGGCAGTCATCCGTGCTAATCCTTCTCCACATTTTTGATTAGGCTTTTTTCTTTGCAGCAGCGAAACTTGCCAGAACAGCAGCACGAACATCATCGGGAAGGTTACCCAATGCTTCAAGGGCCTTTTCCTCAGGTGTTTTGGTTACTCGAAGAGTTGGACACCAGGCAGAAAAATTCATAGATGAAATTTTGGCATCATCATAAAGATTTTCATCTGTGTCGGCACCGGCTTCATCTTTGACTTTCTTTTCCAGAAGGCCACGAACCATACTGCGAAAACTAATAGCCAGTTGTGATTTAATATGCTGAACGCAAAGACCTTCGCCTTGGATTTTAGCAATATCAGCAAGGGTTTCACCGAGAAAAATACTGGGCATTTCGAGTTCGATTGTTCTTCCTGCGGCGTTGGATACTGTGTTGATTGTAGGCATAATGTTTTCCTTTTAATTAAAATTTGGTTTGGATCGATCTGATCCTGTTAAGTTAATTGTATAGGGTCTTGCTGGGAGTCTTTAGTTCCCTGAATAGCCTTTTCTTCCTCCTTACGAAGCTGATTCATGTTATAGTTAATAAATCCACTAATACTAAGGTCATTTGCAATTGCATGAGTCTTGATCCAATTAAATAATGTGTGAGTCATTGTAATATGCAAACGGCGTTTCATGGTTAGTCCTTTTTTGTGTTTGTTATTTTCTTATTTACCCGTATTCTACCACAAAGTGTGACTAAAAGCAATACCATTCTTTCAAAAAGTCAAAAAACTTTCATTTATTTGTCTGTAGATTTCAGTTTCCCATGTTCCTTAAAATTATAAGTTCCGTTAGTCCACAAGAGTTTTGGGTATAGCAGGACTTTGAGAATGTCTTTTGCTTTGTGGGCATTTTTAATGGTAATCAAGCTGGTCTTTTGTTTGATAGCTTGTATGATGGAAGTATATCCAGGTTTGTCATGATACGTAGTGTAGATTTGTTTCTGCTTGGCGTTCGTGGCTTTGAGTTCAAGTGCTTTGTTGAGTTTTCTTTCTGCCCGATAGCGATTAGTTTGATGTTTCATTTTTAGTTACTCCTTTTTAAATGTTCTATTTCCACGGACAAAGCCCATGGAAGCTATTGGTTGTTTAAGGTGATAAGTAGGTTGATATGTTGGTCGTGGTAATGTTGGAGTAATAAAAACTGGTGGTGGAAAATTATCTGATCCTGCCCACCATAATCTTCCAATTGATTTATCATTATATACAGGATATCTTGGACCGAGCTTGCTAAGTATTCTTGTCATTTTAAAGACTCCCATTACAAACTGTTTTAGTTTCTGGAATCATTTTACCTGTGGGTACTTGTTTACAGTTTGGATTATGAAAATCAATGTTAATTGTAATTTTAAGGTCTTCATTATGATAATAAATAGAAATTATTGTCGGAGAGCTATCTTTATCTGGAGGATCTAAAGTCCATCCAGCAGATTCTAAAAGAATGTCAGTTTCGATTTCATCAAGAAAATCACTAATTGTTTGTGGTCCCTGATTAGTGGTTAGATAAAATGAAAGATAAGGCCAGGTAACAGAAACAAAAGAATCTGGATATTTTGTTTTCCAAGCTTCACTTATATCCCATAAGTAATCATAAGCCTTACTGAGTTTAATTTCTTTGATTTCAACTTCTAAAAATTTTCTTTTTTGTTCGATAAGTTCATGTTTAAAAAGCATACTTTACCTCCATGATGGTATATTATCTAATTCATTTGTTTCTTTTAACATTGATTGCCTGAACAACTCGATTATTTTATCATTAATTCTTTTAGCTGCACTCATAGTATTCGGTTGTGCTGCTTGACATCTACTAATATCAAGGATTTCTAATGCTCTGGTGCTGGCTACATAAAGGATGTTTGTTTCTTCTGGTGAAGGATTCTGATCTTCAAAAGGAACAACATAATCGTTGGCAAGCCGTACGATTGGCCATTCTAAACCTTTGGCCTTATGTGCCGTGGTTATGGTTACGTCAGCATTAATAGCTTTCTTTTCTGTTTTTTGCAATACTTTGATTATACTGTCCGCTCCATGTTTGTCAAGAATCCTGATTAGAGCTTTCAAGTCTCCGCCGAATGAGCTTTCTGAATATTCAACCAGTTCATGGTAAGATCGAAACAAAGCAAGCTCAGGATGATATGATTTTGAAGTCATTTTGAGATCAGTTATTCCATTGATTAGTTTAATAATTTGTGTTACTCCTCCGAGGATGAAGACTTTACGTCCTTTGGCAAGCTCAGCAAATGTTTCAACTATTGCCCCATTGTTAGTTCGACAAATTATGCAGTCTGGTAATTGATTGCCAACATTGTCTACTATGGCTTCACGATCTTTATTGCCAAA